GATGCAAAAAAACTCATATCAGGAATTTGAGTGCTGCCAGAGCCAACAGCTCTTTTAGCTGCTTCCCCTAATCCCAAATTCGCCAGAGTTGTTTTAACTGCAGTATCTCCAAGTGCTTTAATCTCTCCTAATGATTTACTGGCCTGCAAATACTGGCTGTGTGGATTCGCTGCCGCCACATGCTTCGCCATCAGATCATCCGCATAGGCTTTCACTTCAATCACTTTATCATCGACATATTTTCGCGTTGCCAGCACCACTGAAGGATCAATTTTTAGCGTGACAGCCTCGGTGCTGTTTACCACTAAAATCATACGGACGGTTTGTGTTCTGCCGCTCCCTTCCTGCAACTGTGGTTTATACGTTTCCGGGCAATTGGCGATGGCAATCAGCGTATTGTCTTGATCAAATAACCCAATTTCCCGGATCCAGAATCCTCCCTGATCCTCGGGTATGATTTGCTCGGCAATAATCTGATTGGTATTTTCCGGATCAACACTCAGCGAATTAAGTGCTGCCCGTCGTTTCTCACCAATTAATTTTGTTTGTGCGGGATCGGGCGTGGGTAATACACCACCGCCATCGCCTAGCGCCATTTGAGTCAGGCTGAGTTGCGTTCCGAGTGCCGTAGCATTGGCCAGTTTTGCTGCGCCCAGATTGGTCAGCAGGGCATAGTATTTAGCTGTCATAATTTACTCTCAGGTTGTCGATTAAATGGATTGCTGAACCGGTAAATCCAGCACCGGACGCAGTAATGGTTTCAGGGATATAGGGATAAACGGTCAGCTCTTCGCCGTCGTAGGCGGCTGCGGCAATATAAAAATCACCGGTGACGTCCAGATTGATTGAGAGGCCGATCAAATGGCGGCTACAGGGTTTGGCATCAGCAATCAGACGCTCAAGCTCAAGATACATCTCTTCAGTAATACCCGTTTCAAGCACGCCTACATCGAGCCGAAAAGTGCCGGGAATATCGTGGGTCTGCCACCATTCGGTGATACGGATTAAATAACCGAGGGGTTCCACTACCCGCCGTAATGCGCCAACTGTGCCTTTATGTTTATGCACAAACCAGGCGGCGCGCACGGCAGAACGTTTCGCGGATTCAGTCCAGTTTTCATCCCAGCGGTCGACGGAGAAAGCCCAGGCGAGATAAGGCAATAATGTCAGAGGGCAAGTCTGCGGATCCCAGAGTTCGCGCAGAGGAACTTTGAGACGGCCTATTTGCGCTAACGCCTGCGCAGCCGCAACTTCCAGCTGCGTTGACCCCGAAGGCAGCAGCCGATCATTCATCGGATCCTCCGACAGTCAGCGAATACGCAGTACAGAGTGACGCCTGTGTTTTATCCAAAACGATATCGGCCTGCGGAGCAGACAACTCCACGCGTTGAACCCCTTCAACATGTAAGGCTGCATAAATGGCGGACAGTCTGATATCGCGCCCTAAGCGGCTTTGCGTGTTGATATAAGTTTTAAGCTGAGCTTCTGAAGCCGCACGTACTGGTTCGATTTCTGGGGTGGGTAAGACGTAAAGAACCGCCTCTATCTGATACGGAACAATCTCCGCTGCCTGAACGGTGACGCGATCGGCCACCGGGCGAACGTCTTCGTCATTCAGCGCTTTTTCGACAGTGAGCAACAAGTCAGAAGATGCCGAACCATTGTTATCACGGGATAAAATCGTGACGGTTACTTCCGCGGGAGAGGGGCTGATTGCTGAGGCATCCGCCACCCGTCCGTCCGCCGAACGCGCATGATACTCATAGGCGCCTGTCGGACCTGCGACGCTCAGTCCTTCGAAGGCCTGTGGAATGCGCATACGCAAATCGGTGTCGGCTTCCATCACGGCGGCGGTCGGTGGAATGGTGGCGTTGTCAGCGGCCCGGAGCACCAGACGCTCGACGTTGAAGTTCGCGGCCAGCTGATCCAGATCGTTTCCGGTTGCATAGGCCACCATGACGGCGCGGGCAGATTCGTTGATCCGCTGACGCAGGATCAGTTCGCGGTAAGCATTCTCCTGCAGCAATTTGACCAGCGGTTCGGATTCCAGCGTCAACGTACGGCTGATGGCTTCCTGCTGGTCAGCGGGATAGAGCGAAATCAGCGTACTTTTACGTTCCTCAAACAGGTTTTCATAGTCCAGTTCCTCGACCACATCGGGGGCCGGTAACTGGCTCAAATCGATCGTTGCCATAGTGTCAGCTCACAGGAATATTGAGAGAAAAATCCGTCGCCGTATCGCTACGGCTTCCGGTCAGTTCCACCACCATCTTGCCGGTGTAATCGGTGTCGAAAGTGATAGCGTTCAGAGAAATACGCGGTTCCCATTGCAGCAGCGCGGTGTAGCAAATCGCCATCATTTGCAGGCGCAGTGCGCCGTTTTGCGGCTGGTCAGTCAGTTCTGAAAGCAACGAACCGTAATTGCGGCGCATCACACGTGAACCCACCGGCGTGTTCAAAATATCGCTGACCGACTGCCTGATATGCTCGAGGTCTTCAATCGCCTTGCCGCTGTCTCTGGCCATGCCTGTGTATTTCGGATTACTCATTGCGGAACTCCGGTTTGGCCGTTGCCGGTTTGCACGCCGCTGTGGCGATGCGTATGCACAACGATGCCGTTAGATGTCAGACTGCCGCCGCTGTGGGTGAGATTGCCTGTCAGCGTGCCGCCCTGTTTCACTTCCAGCGTTCCGGCCGTCAGTTTGCGGGTGCAGACCACTTCCGGGGTATCAAGGGTGATACGCGTGCTGGCGGTGCAACGGATTTCCGGTGCGGTGACGTCCACTTTTTGTGTGGCATTGACCACGGCGGTTTTGATGCCAGTGACTTTCAGCGCACTGCCGGACGGCTCGTATTCAATTACCGCTCCGTCCGGGAAGGCCAGATGAATAGCATCTGCCGACACTGACGGCGCAGGCATGGCATCGGAAAACACCGCCGGTAAGACGAACGCGGTGTTCAGCTCACCGCCGAGCGCCAGCAGCAGAACCTGTTCGCCGGGCGAAGGTGCCCACCAGCTGCGCGTGCGGCCTGCACGGTGCGTCATCCACGGCAGCCAGGCCGTGACGTTACTGCCGGTAGTGACGCGGCAGCGCGCGTTTGGCAGATCCAGTTCGGATACCGTTCCGATGCGTACCAGATTGCCAATCAGCCGCATGATTTCGTTGAGTTGGAGATGTGTATTCATGGGATAAAGGATGCCGTTTCAGAGGGTTGGGCGACAATCGAAGACCGCCCGTTAACGGATGGCACAACGAATGTCAGCGGGTTACACGGTCCAGCTGCTGATCAGTTCTCCGTTGAGGTAAACCTGGCGCGGCAGCGCGACGTTCTCCGGCAGCGGCGGCTCGGGTAAATGCGTAATCGTACGCACGTCATCCTGATCGGCGACCTGCACCCGTTCAGTCAGTTGCAGCGTCAAGGTCAGGCTGTGCTCCTGCTGAGTGAAGGTAAAATCGCTCAGCCGGTGGCTGGCGTTACCGAGGATCTCGGGCTGGTTGACCCGCAGCCAGCCGAGGATCGTCACCACCACCTGATCGACCAGTTGTTCACTGAGCGGCGCGTCGTCGTCCGTGATGGTCAGCGTCAGCGGGTAGCGATATTCAAAGGATAAAGAAGCCGTCGCGGTGGCCACCACATAGCCCTGACCCGTGATGAGTACCAGTTTTTCAGGGGCAAACTGAAACAGTGGGATCTGCTCAATCAGCCGTTGTTGCAGTTGATTCGGTTTTTGCATGCTGTGCCTCCTGACACGTTTTGATGGCTTCCACCTGCAGGCCGCAGTTGAGCAGCGCAGATTCGAGTTGGAGAATATCGGCGCTCAGATCCCCGTTAGTTGCCGGTTGCGCGGACGGTACCGGGCACGGGCTGACTGCCGGACAGCCAACGTAAATAATCGCCGGTGCTGTTGAATGCGGGGCGCTGGTGCAGCCGGCTAACAGCAGCAGGCAAAGCGGTGTCAGCCCAAAGACGCAATTGCGGATCGTCATGAAGTTCTCCCTGCCGTTGATGTTCGCGGGTTTGCATCGCCCGTTGAGCGGTGCTCAGATTTTCGCGTAACGCCAGTTCCGCCCGTTCCCGCTGGCGCATCTGCTGATTAAGTGAAGCGATCAGCGTTTCACGCTGTTGCAGCTGCACGTTCAGTGCATCCCGCTGCTGGCCGGAGAGGGTTAAATCGTGTTGCAGCGAGCGATTGGAAAGCAGCAGAACGCCGGTCAGCAGCGTCAATACCGCGAGAAGTGCCAGAATCCAGC